GTCATAGATAGTATGCGGGTTTTTTTGTACTGACAACCCCAGTTATTCTTCATCTTTTATGATTGGCCAATCTTTATAGTATGGTGCCATTGCTTCGATATTAAAACTGATGTTATCCCTAGCCATGGAAACAGCTTCTTCCCATGTTATATCTGGGTTCTGTTGTTTATAATGAGTAGATAAAACATCTATCAATTTGTGATAACCATAAATATTTTTATTGTCTTCTTGTCCAATGATGGCTTCATCGTATAAACTCCTGGGCTCCAAATATATCATTTCTTCTTAGGTCTCTTTTTATTGGTGGTAAACATCAGTGGATTTTTGCGTAGATATTGTCTTTGGTATTCTCCCACGGATGAAGTGGGTAATGGGTCTTGTGTTATCTGGATTGTTCTTTTGGGTTGTCTTCTTCTTTGGAGCTGGGCCACGGCAAAGGCACCCAAAGAAAGTTTCCCACTCTTCTTTTGTTGGGCTGTCTCGACTTTTCCACCCATCCCAAGTTGGCCAACGCTTTCCAATCTGATGGCCACGGCTGTGGCTTGTCTTTTCCCATATCCCAAGTCGGCTTGTATCTTGGGAATGGCTCGTTCTATTCGTCGATTCGCTTCTCTTCCAATGATGGTTATGTTCTGTCTCTTTCTTGCCATTGTGCTATACTTCCACTGTGGATATATCTATATCCTATCATATAACAAATTATCATAGGTGTAAACATGTCAGTTAATCGAATTCCACCAGTTTCAGTTCGTCGCAATGCCCAAAGAGGTTTGGATATCCGTTCCAAATCTGTTCCATCAAAGAAAGCCATGGTGGGAGAAGATGGGAAGCCCTCCAAAGGCGTGTTCACTGCCAGAGCTCTTATATCCGGAAAGCCCATATCACCCAAGCTCATCCAAACGATGGTGGCTTGGTTTGCTCGACATGACAAGGCAGAAGATGAAGTAGCGAATCGTAGGGACAAAACATCCAAAGCATATCAGGCTTTCTTGGCTTGGGGTGGTGCTGAAGGAAGAGCATGGGCCAAAAGAACACTGAGAAGAATAAGACAAGAAGAAGCACAAAAGAAATCTTGATAGCCCAATGGGACAACGAAAAGCCCCAACATATATACAGTAATTATATATATCTTTTTTTTCTCTTTTTTCTTGTCCCATTGTCCCATTAGTAACAAAACCACCATTCCAGCTATATGGAACAGTGGTTTATTATTGACCTGTAAAGGGACAAGACGGGACAAGGGTTGTCCCTTGATACGTCAAGATTGTGTTCTTTTCAGTTTCTTCTCTGCCATATACTGAAAAGCCGCTATATCCAAATCTTTGAATAGATTATGGTTCACACATGAATGGAGACTTCTGGCCACTTTGATGGGTATAATCCACAGTTTCAAACCTTGGTCCCCACCATGTAGCACTTTACAATCTGGACGAAACACGCACATCCATTCCAGTTCTTTGATGAGATAATCAACACCCATCCCAATTTGGAAGATATCCAATCCAAAATCCATATGGTTGACGTATGCCAGAAACATATTTGTCTTTTTGTGGGCCATGGCCCATCGTTTCAATCTGATTAGCCCTTCTTCTTCAAAGGCAAGATTACCAGTTTGGGCCGCCATCAAATCTTCTTTCACTTCTATGGTGGTGGGGCTTCTCTTTTCGCACTGGATATCTGGAACATGCCAGCCTTTGGGGATGGCTTCTTTCTGTTCCTCATGTGGAGTACAAAAGAAACCCAAGCCGTGTTTCCATTCCAGAAAAGAACAAACAAGTTCTTCACTATCTTGGGCGGCTTGGGCCATACGTTCGAATCGTTCATCCATTATTCAGAACCAAAATCCATTACCGGTTCCTCTTCCTCAAAAGTGGCGCGGCTGAACTTATCGAGGAATTGACGAAACAGATTCATGATTTGGGTATATGTGGCCCCTTGGGCGTCCAGTTCCAAGATAGCCATAAACATCCCCATTCTAGCGATGGCCATGGGTTCCACCCCTTGTTCCAATAACTTATAATGTAGTTTCAATAGCTGAAGTGTTCTTTGGTCTATCTGTGGCACTGGCATATCATCACCTTAGTTTCATATAGCCACCAGCCCTTTGGGCTTTCTTGGCTCGGTTATACAAATCTCTATCATGGCCTTTTGTTACAGTGTTTCCCTTTCGTAGAAAGCTATATACTCTGGCCTTGGCCCATTGTGATTGCGTGGCCCCTGGCCTATGGGAAACAGCCCAAGCCGCTTCACCCTTTTCGTATACACGTCGGACAATGGAAGATGGTATTTTCATTTCAGCCGCTACGGAGCTGATGAACTTGTTCTTCGCTGAAGAAGCCTTGGATTTGGCACTTCTTTCTGATACTCGACTTCTGAATCTGGTCAATGATTTTGTATACTTGGATGGCTTTGTTTTGGCCGTCTTATCCCCAGCCAATGGAGCATAAGACGGTTTCTTTTGTGTTGCTCTTCTTCGTATTTGGGCCGCTCTTTTGGCCGCCATACGTCCAGATAACCCAGCCACATTTTTTCTTTGTACCTTTCTTTTGGCCATTATCGCCCCCAAGCCCATTTTCTTCCATTGTCGGTATATCGCCTTGCCTTAGTATACCCTAATTCCATCAGTATCGATTCAATAATTATTCTTGCCTTGTGGTCACGTTGTGCCACTGGGATATCCATCCTTGATAAAATATCATCCACTTGGAAATATTGTGGAAGCTGTTTAAGAAGAAGTTGGATGGTTGGGGTCCATGGGTGATTGGCTGTGAATGCTTCTCTTCCATTTTCCCTAAGAAGTTCTTCTTCATCGGATAACCACCACTGAAATGATTCATCATTGGCAAGATGTAAGGCTTCCAACCATAATTGTTCTCTGTCTCGTTTCAGTCCCTTGATATCTATCATTCTTCCCTTGGGCCATGGTGTCATTTCTCCATTCTCCCAATCATATCCACACATCACGGGCCACCAACGACGGGAACCCGTGGCATCTGTCAAGATGTCCAGTCTATTGGTGGTGGCGATAAAGGAACATCTTCTGGGAAGGTCTATCCTTAGCTTTCCATATGGCAATCTGAGACTATCCACTTTCTCGTCAATGAATGCTTTTTCGACTTTCTTATCTTTGGCACGTTTGGCCATCTCCTTGAGTTCATACAATAACTTCCCTTGGATGAGTATGACAGCATCTTTGGAACCCATTTCCAGGGGAGTATCCCCAAACCATCTTGGGAGAATGGCCAATGTTTCCACGGCTGTACTTTTCCCAAGTCCTTGGCGACCGAACAAAGCCAAACAGGCTTCATGTTTCACGGGTTTGTCAATGGTGGAAAACATGGCGCGCTTTATGGCACCCACAAAATATTTCTTGGAATATGCTCTATTCAATGGGCTGGGTTCAGCACCAAAATATCTTTCCAGAAGAAATTCCAATCTTGGTTTCCCATCCCATTCCTTCCCATCAAAATATTCCTTCAAAGGGTTGTATTGCTTATCTTCAGCCACTTGGCCAACGCTTTCCAAAACCAATTGGGTGGATGGGGTGATATTGTATACCGCTTCCATCCACGTGGCTATTCTTCCCAATTGGTTATCATCCAAGGCCTTCCCATTCCAATACACTGTTTTATCGAAAGTGTTGAACCGGAGTTGGGAGAAGTATGGATGTTTCATCAACAGAAGAACCACATTATATCTGGATGATTTCACAGTCTGAACCACTTGGCCAGATATCACGCGTGTATTCATTTTCAGCCCAAGTTCGATTGGGTCCACATAATCTTTTATATTCATATCAATCATTTTCTTCTCTCCTAACATACACCAAACAATCTTCCCAAAGTGAACAAGGACCATCTTTGACCACAGCTATTCATATGGCCACAATTGGCCCATGAACTATTGGCCACTGGTGAAACATAAAAATACGTAGCATCTGAACGTCCACAATTTGGGCATTTCCATCCAACGATTCTTGGGTTGCTTCCACCACTGTTTTTTCCTTGGATTTTGTTTCCCAACTCGATACGATAGCTTTCTTCTGTGGCCAGTTTTATGGATAGATGTTCTTTTGGGTCTTGTAGATAATATGGCATGTTCTCAATGGCTTTGGCGCGCTTTCTCATTCGTTCCAGCTTCTCCATCTGTTCTTTCTTTTTGTCCTCCACATACTTATGAGCCACATCAAAATCTATGGAAAACAGCCCATCCCCATCTTCTGGGATGTTGATATGGAATTGGGAACCAGTATTGGGAAGGAAATAGAACCTTCTTGGGTCCTTACATTGTTCATCCATCGTTCTTCCAGTGTATTCAAAAAACATCTTCTTACATTGCATCCAAGCCCCAGCCCAATAATCAACATTTTCAAAAGTTTCCACGGGTTTGGCAAATGGAATAACCAGCCGCCATTTGTGCTTCTTCCTCGAATGGGAGAAAGATGTGTAGGCGATATACTTAAAATCTTGGAATGCTCTGTGATAGCCAAAATCCAATCCTTCATCAATATCGAATACAGCCAATGAAACAGCCATCACATCACTGTTTTTCAGTCCTCTTTTGAAGAACATGGCTGGGGAGAAAGCTGGAAGTTCTTCTTTCTTGTCTTCACTCCTGGGCATTGTAAGAAACAAGGCCAGTTGTTCAAAAGAATATTCTATTTGAATGGGGTTCTGTGTGTTGTATATTTTACGTAGGGCGGTTATAGTGTACATGTGCATTTTCCTTGTTTGCATATTAGGTACATAAGGGATGATGATTATTCATCATCCCTTTCTTATTTTTACGATGATTTTGGGTTCATAGGCCCAAAATTTGGCACCCCTTAGGGTGGGCACCATACAATCATTTTGTATAATGCCTGCATCCTCAAAACTATCCAGAACGGATTTTTCGAGGTTATCAGTATCCGGCTTTTGGATGTGCCATCCCCAAGCCTTGGTTTCCGAGAAGAACCAAAATTCGATATCCATATGAACAAAGTGGGGATATTGCTGTATATTCTTCTTCTTGATTTGTCGAATCATCTCTTTCTTGAAAAGACCATATTTTGGTGGCATGTATGTCCTTCCATATTTGGTAAAACGTGGCCTTGGGCATGCCATGGGATGGACATCGAAAAGATAGATATCATCATAGATGAATTTTTCCCGTTCTCCCAATATTGTGGTCAATAATACCCTTTGCCATATTTGGATTTTGTATGGACTATCGGATATCGTTCGAATAATCTTCATCATCTGCTTATGGGTGGGCATCCGTTCACCACTCAACCATTTCAGCCACAAATCCTTCTTTGTTACCTTTGAAAGATTGGGATGTTCTTGGTCTAGTCGATTCAGTATTTGGGTAAAGGTTTCCATTATACTTCCTCCAATAAGCCCGATTTCCAAATCTGTTCACCAATCCATTGACTACATTGTGGAACGATGGCATTTCCCAGAGCTTTCAATCTAGCCACCCTTTTGGAAATCCCATCATCCACTGAACAAAATGGGGGTTCAGTCGTTCCTTTTGCCCAATGGTTTTTTGGGTATGGCCCATTTTTTTGGCTATCTCTACATTTAAATCTTCTTTTTGATTCCATGCTGATGGTGTTGATGGATTGTTTTTCCATATTCTGGATTGTGGGGTGGGAAGCATCCCTTTCCAATGTTTTCGGAAAGATGGGGCGGCTTGGTTTGCTTTGGCTGTTGGCGTCGGATAAATAGCAGATGGAAAACCATCTGGCCCTTCTGTGATTGGCCCCAAAATCTGAAGCTCGAATAATTGTCCATTCTGAATCATACCCGATTTCGGCAAGGGACCCGAGAACGTCGAGTCCCCCCAAGTGAAGGATATTTGCAACGTTTTCCAAGACAACGACCCTTGGCTTTCTTCTGAGGTTGCCAATAATCCTATGCATTTCCCACCAAAGGCCCGACTTTTTACCATGTATACCTTCCATTTTTCCAGCGTTACTCAAATCCTGACAAGGAAAACCACCACAAACTATAGTGGGTGGTTCCAGTTCTTTGGCTTGGATTGTGGTAACATCATTATATAATTTGGCCTTGGGCCAATGCTTCTTCAATATCGATTGACAATATTTGTCTTTCTCCACTTGCCAGATGGTGGATGAATTGGGAATGGCACGTTCCAAACCCAGTTCAAAACCTCCGATACCTGAAAATAAACTTCCAATGGTAATCATGATACCAAATCCCAAATCACCATGGGTTCCACTTCCAGAGCATTGGAAAACTTTTTGATGTGGTTGATATTCAAAGGTCTTTTTCCATTCAACAACCTGGAAAGCAGTGTTTCATCCATGTTCATCTTATTGGCCAAATCTCTTTGGGACAATCCATACTCGTTCATCTTGAGACAAACCCAAACAGGGAAAGTTGGGTTCTTGAGTTTTTCACCAGCTCCCACCATTCCATATTCTTTTACCAATCTCCTGATGGGTCGATAATTCATAAGTTCTTCTGTAATTTTCATTTTTTTTTTCTCCTATAAAGAAAAGTCTTGACTTGTCATAGTGACAATCTTATTATTACTTTACGTTTGTCATTCTGTCAAGCGAAAAAAAACAAGGAAAAAAAATGTACGCTTTTATCTATGAAATCCACTTGGTCATGGCCACAGCCAAACCAGTTCTACAAAATTTGGCCATATCTGCTAGTATATTGGGGATTATGATATATTGGATTTGGGAATCGAACAATGGAAAACGAAAATGAAAAACCAAGAAATTATCTATCTCGATACTGAAACCACGGGATTGGACCCTGATTATCATGAAATAATCTCTGTTTGTGTCATACGTCAATCTGATGGCAGAATATATACATGGAAAGCCAATCCAGATTGGCCCGACCATATAGATGATATGGCTGTGACTGTGAACGGATACACCCCACAAGATTGGGCCACAGCAATAACACAAAACGAAATGGCCCATGAACTGGGGATGGTCTTGGATGGTGCTGTTATTGTCGGCCACAATCCCAAGTTTGATTTGTCGTTTATAGAAAACCTATTTTGGCGACATAAGGTCCAATGTAGGATTTCTCATCGTGCCATTGATACCATAACTTTGGCTTATGTGTATCTTGTCCCTTGGGGGCTGAAATCATTATCATTGGATGGTATCCGTGTTTATCTGGGATGGAAGAAACACAAAATCCATACAGCCCTACAAGATACCCAAGATGTGAAGAAACTTTTCGAAATCCTGACATCTTGGAAACGATATCTTCTCTATGCCAAGTTGATAAGCCGTTGGATATCACGGAAGATGAAATGGAAAAAGTGAGGAGTCCACATTTTTCACAATGGCTATGTAAGCGAAAACGAAAAGACAAATTCAAGTGGAAGGACTTGGCCAATCATCTGGATATCTCCACCCAAGGCGTGGATAACTATGCCAAAGGCTTTTCCCATCCACAATGTATGAAACTATATCGGCTGTGTGAATTCATAGCCATACACACTAACAAATCCACAGAAGTGGTTTGGTATGAAGCATTGAAGCCGATTATCAAAGATTATAACCATAAAACAAGGAAAAAAACATGAGAAGAAGATTCAACCAAGATTTACTTCCATCCAGCTGGAAGCCCAGGAGTTTTACCAAGATATTTTGTCCAATCTCGTTTGGGGCTTGGGTCAAAACCACCCAAGAAAAATATGATGTCAACACTGTAAGAATGGAATCGGCCGGATTTAATCCAGGCACCCTTACAAGATGGAGACAAGGAAAACAGAAAAGAAAGCCTAATTATTCGATGATAGTAAAATTTTGTGAATGCATCCAAAAGGAATCAACGGAAAAGAATATCCTCGAAAAGCTGATAATAGAAGCTGAACAAAATATGTATGAACAATAAATAGAGACAGAACCATGATACACATTTACAATCAAGATTGTATGGAAGCCATGGCATCCATGCAAGATAACCAATTCGATTTGGCCATAGTGGACCCACCATATGGTATAGGCATAGATGGCCAGAAAGAATCTATATGTAAGAATCCAAAGCATAATAGAAAATATTTTGAACACAAGGGATGGGATACAAAACCACCTTCAAAAAAATACTTTGATGAATTATTTCGTGTTTCAAAAAATCAAATAATATGGGGCGCTAATTATTATCCACAATATCTTTTCTCCTCAAAGGGCTGGATAATATGGGATAAAGGCCAAAAAGGATTAACAATGTCAGATTGTGAACTTGCATTTTCTTCTTTTAATCGCGCCACTCGAATATTTGTATGTAATCGTAGGGCATTAGCGCAAGAAGGAACGATTCACCCCACACAAAAGCCTATAAAACTATATACTTGGATTCTTGATAAGTATGCCAAGAAGGGGTGGAAGATATTGGATACCCATCTGGGAAGTGGTTCTTCTGCCATAGCTGCCCATAATATGGGCTATGAGTTCCATGGATACGAGCTGGACAAGGAATATTATCTGGCAGCCAAAGAAAGACTGGAAAACCACCAAAGACAATTAAAACTTCCATTGGAGATATAGAACCATGATAATTATTTTGTATCACATAAAGGATTTTGAATCCTATACCAGAACACAAACCCCAAGAAGTGTTGGGCCCATTGCCATCAACGTCCAACAAATTTCATCCATCGTTCCCATGGAACTGTGGGTGGATGGGAACGAAAAGAACAGAAATATCACCCAAGTAACAATGGCCAATGGAACGGTATACTATGCCAATCATTCTATGGATGAAATGGATGGAATGTTACGTGGAATAACCTGTGTTCATGACTATAGGCCAGAACATGGAAGCCATTATTTAGTCCCTCACGAATACGAAAAGCCGGAGCATTTCCATGATATTGAAGACCTTATATAAGAAATCGTATGACATCCCAAAGCATGGAAAATGCTTATATTGGGAACTGGATGTAAAGGGATACTGGGTTTCCCTACGATACATCCCAGCCAAAGGATTTTGGGGTTATTGTACTTGTGTAGCTGGCCAATATCGGAAACCATGTAAACATCTACATTTTGGAATAGAAGCCATGAAAAAAGAGGAAGGATTATAATCCCTCCTCTCCATGCAAGTCAATATTTTCTCTATCCACCCATGGAAAACCCATGGGCTTTTTTATTTTAACCGATTTCTTTTCGTATTTCTTCTTTCAGTTCTATTTTTTCCACTTTGCTTTTTACGGCTTTCAAATCTTCCAGAGCGTGGAATATCTTCCGAATCTGCTTTTCCAAAGCCTGAATTCTTGCTTCCAACTGAGTAACCAAAGCATCCCTATCCGCGTTCAGTTCCTTGATAACCGATTCGAATCTGGTTCTTAGCTGAACCTCTTCTTCTTTGGCTTCTGTCCTCATTTCCTTAATTTGGTCCATCTGCTCTTTTCGGATGGTTTCCATCTTTTCCCGTTGTTCTTTCAAGTCCTTTTGGGCTGTGAGATATTGCCAGATAATAAACCCCAAGAATGGGAAATTGGACAGCATATCCACCAAAAAAGTTCCTGTATCCATAGACATATCAAACCCCCAAGTATTCAACCATATCCAAGCCCCCACAGTCTATCTTCTTATTGGAGACATGAAAATGGTGTACAAATCCTTTCCACTTTCCTTTGGTGGCTGGTTCATAGAGATTATCTATCATCTGGCCATTCTTTATTGGACATCGTAACGGAATATCACAAGCATGGGCCACAGCCTTCCAAAGGGCTTGAAGGGCTTTCATCTGGATGGGATAGAAACCCATATGTGGTTCCAGCTTCTTCCCTCTGACAGTTCCACCCCACAATGGTCGTTCTGGAAATCCGTTCTTGGTATACCATGATTGATATTTTGGATAATACGCGTTGGCAACCTCGACACCGATGGCAAATTTATTTGTGTTTCCAGCGTGGAAGGTGATGTGTTGCATATCACAAGTTTGGTATATGGTTCCATCATTATCAATCAAGAAGTGGACCGACAATCCACGCTTATCCAATACCCTTTGGCATATGGAAGAAGAAAGGCATACATCCCAATGGTTTACAAAAATCTTTGGCTCCCTTGGTTCACCAATCACCTTTCTATAATGTTTGGCTTTGTGGCCACCATCTTCATCCCAGAGAACAACCCGTTCCCACTCGATATCAAAAAAGTTTCCATCATAGACAATCTTCTTTGTTCCTGGGGAAACTTCTTTGGGTTCCCACTTTGATATTTCGGATTCTCTCTTTACAAAGATACGTCTATATGTGGCGGGTCCACATAATCCATCATCGTCCAATCCATGTTCCCTTTGGAATTCCATAATGGCTTCATCCAATATTCTTCCAAAGGAATCAACACCAAACCATTGTGGGGTCCATCCAAATTTCCTAGCTGAATCTTGATTATACATTTCTTTCATACCTGTTTGGGTTTTCGTCAATCTTCATATCTATAAGCCAACGGCCACCACTGAAAACTTTCTGAATGATTTGGCACCGATGGTTATTCAGTCCAATATCATTATCAGTTATCTCCACTATATCACCCAATACAAGATAACCATATCGAATAGATACACTATATTGTACCGTTCTTGTGGGTAGTGCTTCCCTTTCCAAGATATCTTGGGCTATCCTTTGGGCAGTGAGATTCGAATAACAATAATCCAGTTCTATAACTTTCTTCTTCTTCCCATATCTTTGGATGGATATCATGGATTTGGGATGGGCTATATATGCCGTACTGGATAACGTTCCACCAGCTGGGATAACATTGGAAACCTGAACGAATGTGGTGAAATCATCCACCACCCCATTTCTGGCATATCTCACAGTGATAACATTGGAAACATCTTCTGGGGTGTTTTCCGTTGTTACTGGGCCAAACCTTTGGAAATCCGGTCCCTCTATGATGGATAATCTTGGGCTTAGGTCAATCCCACTTTGGGCCATATCAAGAACGGGTTTCAGTCCATATGGACCATTCACGACATGGATGGGAAGATGGGCCAGAATATTCTTTTGGAGCCACTGAAACACTGTGATTTTATCATCATTGACGTATCCAGCGAATTCGTATTGATTGAGATATGGCCTAAGTGAATTCCATGCTTCATAATCGATATCGTCCGTTAGTTCACTCAGTAACCACAAACAGATATCACCAGCCCCAGAAAGGTTTCCTGTTCCCACTGGATTGGGATACGCCCCACCATCATCCCACTCAACCCATACTTGTCTATCTGTATTGGCCGCTACACTTTGTGGGATGTGGCTGGAATTCAATATCTTGACGTATGTATATACTCGATTATCTATATTTACAAAGGTGAATATGTTGGAACTATCTGTTTCACCAGTATTGGAAAACAGATTCACAGAAGAAGCATTGGTGACATGGCCAGCCACAAGATAATACACTGGTTGACCAGCCGCCCCACTATCAAAGGCAATAACATAAGCTGGGGTTATGGGTATACTGGCATCCAAACCATTCGAATGTTCAACCCCATGGAGTTCACCGAATACCCATGGAATGGCCTTCCCTCTATGAATATCCTGAACCTCCACCAATCCGCGTTCATATGTGAAGTCGGGTTCCACATATAAAGCATTGGAACAAGATACATCCTCGATATACATATTCTCACCAATAACCGTAGCCAATAAGCCTTGGGAAGAAATGAATACTTCATTCTCTATACTGAATTCCACATATCCGGTTTCCTGCTCTGGATGCCCATATACTGGGGTGGTGATAATACCTTGGAAGATGATGGGTCTGTTCCCATATTCCGTTATAATCTGGCCATTCTGGACAAGTACATAACCAATTTTGGCCTTGGAACCTTCAATGAACTTTCCATTCATTTGGTCTTGGGCTATGTTCCTATCTGGGAAGGTGATGGCGATGGATATGGAATCGGCTTCTATCGATATATCCCCAACTTGTTTCAGTGATTGGGAAACTTCCACATCTTCCAATCCACCCACATATGGATATGATTTCCCATCATCATCTTCCAAATCCAAAGTGATGGTGGCAAATCTATATTCTTCTCCGAGATATTCTATTTCCAACGTCCATATAATATCGACATCTTCCCAATCTGTACGTGACCCATAAAACATTATGTTACCTGCTTCATGTTGATGGTGGCAATTCGGAACACTTCACCGGTTTGGCTTTGGAGCTCATCACCTACCACGTGTTCTATCTGAATATCACTTTCCAACGTTACCATAACTTGTTCATCCACTCGACCAAGATATCTTTTATCCTCAGAAGATGAAGTGGATTTGGATATGTTGGGAAGATATACAAAGTGTTTCTTGGAACCTTGGACATAATCAAGGAAACCCAACATCAAATCTGGGGCCTCATTGTTCACCGCTATGGGTTCCGCGTTGGCAGTGGTGGAAGATACCCAATAATCCACAGTGGGTTCACTTCCTTGTAACTGGGAAATATCGATTCCATCCGTCCAAGCCAAGGAATATATCCTTTGTGGTGGCCTAAGTTCTCTTGAATATCTCATTCCATCTTGTGTTTCTATGGTTTCCGTACCACTTTCCATAGATATCGTTCTTCCTCTTCCGTATTGTCGCCCAGGAATAATTACGGGTCCAATAATCACTTCACCGATTCGTATATCGTTATGATAGGTCACTTGGCTATCTATTACCAGTTTGAATCCACTGGCTTGGATGCCATTGAAGTTTATCACCATGGAAAAGTCTTTTGGGATGAGATAAACAGATGTGGCCCCTGATGGTGGTGGGGTTTCGAATGTTATTGTGGATTGTTTCGTTCCAGTGGCTGTTCCTCCAAATTTTCCTTCTGTATTGGAAACTATCTTATGGGCTTGGGCTGTTTCACCAACGGAGAAGAAAGCCGTCCACCCGATAAGTTCATTCAAAGTGAAGTAAGGCTGTGTCATGGTGGCATCCCCACGAATCGTTCTCCCTTTTACAGTACACCCACATCTTATTTGGTTGGATACATTGGCAAGAGAAACCCACGTGGTCCCATTGTGATAAAACAGTTCTCCACTTCTCCAATTTACATTGGCAAAATGGAACCCCACCAAATCATTGGGCATATGTTCCACCAATGATGTACCTGTATCACTGTATAACTTCCATGATATGGTTTGGGCAGCCACTGAACCACTGGCCACGGCTTCACTTCTCCATGTTATTCTTGGGCTTGGGCTGGAAGATTGGAACGTGTTTCCAATCGGATAATCAAACTGTGGAAGAATCTGGAACTCTTCTCCTTCATAAGTGGACCCATCAGTGGAAGATATCGATACATTATCATACACATATGTAAATTGGCCCAATGGTGGATATGGCATAGAAGCACAATCATCAGGGTTTTCAAAGCCAAAAGCCATTTGTCTCCCAGTGGCCGTAAGATTGGATACGTGAAACTCATTCCAGTTTGTGGAATAATTACTGGCATATGTAAGATGCCCAAATCGAACCAGCTGGCCAGCCCCAGAAGAAGCCCCAGCCGAAACAGTCCCAGCATCAATAAGAACAGTCCATTCCCGTGTTTCATCATAATCCAAGGTACGAAACCATCCTGAAACCTTATTATCAGCCATGGCAAAGATGATATCCACCCCATTGGTGTTTGTGTGTGATACTGTGGCCAAAGTGGTAGAAGCCCCCACATCTTCCACCACGATTTGGGTGGGAGTAATATAGACACCAATTTTATATCTATTACTTCCATTATCTGTCTCGAGAAGAAAGCCCCTTTGGGATGTGGTGGCATTTCCACCAGTATCCACAATCAGAGAACAACGAATGATAACCCCTTGGGAAACATAATTGGAGCTGGTTCCAGTGGTTGGAAGATTGTTCCATGTATAATGCCTTTCAGCCGTTGCAACACTGGAAGAAGATATTCTTAGATAACCACCAGTGATAGAATCGGTTCCAGTTCCTCCCACAGTCAATCCAGTGATATCACTGGGAACATCCATTGGAAGATAGTTCCTGATGAAGCCAACCCGCCCCCAATCGGCTTCATCCCCAGCATAATCATTCTGTGGAAGATTGACAGTGGAATAACCTCCCAAATATGTCATGAGAACAGAATTATCTATGATGGTGGAACTGTCCATATTTGAGACAATCACCCCACGGCCAAGCCAATGAACGGCCGTAAGATTGGATAATCTTGTGGTACTATCATCACAATTTAAAACCACTCCTTGGGATACAGAGAAGTTTCCATTGGTGTATCTGAATGTAATCCCATCAGAAGAATATCTGGCATTTATGAAATCATTGGAACCACCACTGTATATATATAGATATACACTGCCATCATCGTTTATCAACATGGCCAAATCTCCACCCGTCATATAATCATTGGAACCAGTGGTGGCACTGGGGGCCGATATCGTTACAAATCCACTACTTTCCCGAAGAAGATGGATATTGCTGAATGGGTTGGGGAGTTCCATATAGTGAACATTGGATGTATCTGAAACATAGCTGAAAACATATCTTCCCAATCTCTTCCCAAGGTCTATCATTCTGAATGAATTGCTTTCCAGATTGGTGGTGGTACTCAATAGGGAAAATGTTCCACCTGAATCTATGGATACATATTGGAATAGCTGATTTCTTTTGGTGGTGGATGTATCGTTATATTCTGTCTCGACCAATAAAACGATGGAACCACTGATGGATTCCATTCTCATTCTCTGAACGTCGTGTGTAGTGACACCAGAACCAGAAGTGTTTCCCACAGAAATGGAGAGCTCCCAACCTTGTCGTGATACATTGGTCCATGAAACTCCATCATCTTGGGAACGGTATATTCTTACATTGGCCTTTCCATCATCTTCCAGAAGATGGGCCAAAAGAATGGAACCATCTTCCAATTCACACATACAGGATATGATTTGTTGTGTTCTGGATGCAAAGGCTGGGAAAGTGTACACTGTGGAAGTGGTACTGGAACCCGTCTTGGGAAGCCGACGAACAAATACTGTATCACTGGTGAAATCGTGAAAGATGGCTATCAATAATGTATTGGAAGATGTGACCAAACTATCTTGGATAAAGTAATTATTGGATAGTGCTGTGGATATATCTTGGTATTGAAATCCTGAAATGGCATTATATGAATCTCTTCCATATTCAGCCGTGGTGGATGTTACATTATCCTTGAAAGTAAATCTGGAACCAAATCCGGCTGAACCTGCTTTTCTGGAAACAATGGTGATATCTCCAGTGGTGCTTTGGTTCCCTTTGGCCAATAATCGCATTTTGGATGATTGAAGTGGGTTTGGGTCCCCAGCCGTGGGATTTTGTTGGGTGAAGCTGCTTTGGGTTTGCCAAATATTTTCAACAGTTAAATCCAGGGGGAGAATAAAACCACGTAGAAATTGGGGGGTTACATCTGCCATATCAATATCCTTTTCTTCCAGTGGAAGTTCCACCCATTCCCATGGCTGTTCTTCCCTTTATAAACCTATCATAATGTTTGAAAGGATTCATCACTATTACAGTGGGTTCCAATCCTTGGCCCCGTTCAATGGCCCTTACTCCTTCAGCACCTATCTTATTGACGGCTGACGTGGATAGTATGGCTTCTCCTCTTTTCGCCCTCACCATGGTTTCGTCTGGGGCCAATGGGCTGGCATCCCCAACCATTCCACCCATATGAAATTTGGGCTGTTGTGCTGATATGATGGCCAGTTGGGCCGCACCAATGGCACCCATGGCACCCATGGCAAAGGGACCAAGTGGGGCCACAGCCACCACATTTTTGGCAGTTTCTATAACTACATCAGCCATGGAAGCCGCTTTTCGTATCCCAAAGGCTATTTCTTCCGTTTCTTTTGTCTTGGCTCCAAAGGTTTCCACCATCTGGGCCGCTGTTTCAAATCCGGTTCCCAACTGCCCAACCATAAACATGGCCGCGTTGGCTTCTGCTTCTTTTCGTAGTTTCACCGATTCCAAGTGTTGTTCCAGAACTTGGCCCATCTTGGAAGATACCTTGTCCATGTTATCCATCTGGACTTGGAATACTTCATTTTCAGCGTCAATCTTAGCGTTTTTTATCTCTTCCGTTATCTGGTCGCTTCTTACTTGAAAGGCTTCTTCCAGCTCTAAAAGTTTGGCATCTTCTTCAGCCGTTCTTTCTTTCAAGAATAATCTTTCAATCTCTGTTCCCAATGTATCATTGATGATTTCTTGGGCTTTTAAGAGCTTTTCTATTTCTCTATCACGGATGGCCAATATCTGTTCTTCTTCACCCAACGAACTTATCCTTCTTTGGGTTTGTTTCTCGATAGACGAATCGATATCCCTTAGCACAGTGGCCAATATCTTTTCAGCCTTGGCCAGTTCATTCACTTCTTTGGCTACCTTGGCCACCCGTCCAGTTCTGGGGACCCGTGCAAGTGATGGACCCCCAGCCGGTCCACCAGTGGATGGGCCTTGGGCTGTGGGTGCTGACATGGTGGCGGCCAAAGATTTTCTAAAATCTTCCAGTCTTGTGGTGGCTCTATCGACTGTACCCGAAAACATGTTTCCAGCTGATGAAGTAAAAGTCTGTAATTGTTCATTAAATACTTGTTGGGCGCGCGCTGCATCTTCTGTACTACCCGTGATTCCTTGCAGTATCATATTCATGGCGGCCAATTGTAAGTTTCCACTGGCTATAACCGTTCCAAATACATCCCCAGTGATGGAACCCAGCAATATAATAGATTCTGTGGCTCCCAGAATGGCATTGGTCAAACCTCGACCACCAGAACCACTTCCACCCATCAGCACATCCACCAATCGCATCATTTCGCCCATGACAACATTGGCAGCCGTGGCGGCTACTCGTTGGAAATCTGCCATCTGGTTGGTCATGTTGGGACCCGTGGAAACCCCAAATTCTTCAGCCAATGAAACAAAGGCTTCCAAATTATCTATGGCTCCACTTTGGATGAACTTGGGGCCAGCATTTCTTCCAAAGATTTCAGCCGCCAAAGCCGCTTTTTCTTCTTGGCTGGTTACCTGCTGAAGAGAATGGAAAACATCTTTCAAGACATCATCAGCCGTTCGCAACTGTTCAAAGCCATCCACTGTTTGGGTGGTGGCCACTCCCAATTTCTGGAAAGCCTCCTGGGCTTTCTTGGAACCGTTGGCCGCTTGGTTCATCATCTGTGGAAGTCGTATCAAACCCATTTCCAGTTCTTCGAAGGCCAATCCACTTCCTTCAGCCGCCAATCTTAGCCCATTCAGTGTATCAACATTTACACCAGTCTTGGCACTGGCATCCACCAATTGATTGGACATATCCGCCATCTTTTGGCCAAACATCAGCACAGCCGCCCCAGCCGCGGCCGCCCCCACTGCTATGGAAGAGAAAGCCCCTTTGATATCCTTTCCCACTGCCTTGGATTTCTTGGATACTTGTTCCAATGCTTCTTTCTGTTTCTTGGCTGATTTCTTGGCTTCTTTGGATGCTTTTTCGTAGGCTTTATCGAGATTGTCCACAATTTCTTTGGCTTCCTTCTCTGACACTTTGCCCACGCGTTGGAGCCCCTGAACCAGATTGGAAACTTCAGCCCGATAGGCTATCTGTATTGTCTTGTTTATATCAGCCATTATTTTACCTTCTTCTGTTCCATTATATAGGCATCTGCCAACTTTTTCACGATTTTATCCACATTGGCTTGGACTGGTTGCCACATTGTGACTTCTGCCACCAATTGGCCACTGGGAACCGTGGATGGGCTTCCATTGTCTCTTTTCGAGTAATCAGCCGCCTTTATATTATAGGCATATGGGGCCATGTTACGAAAAAACCCCTCTATGGCTTTTCCTCCTTGGATGATACGAATACCGGAAGAAAACTTATCGATGGAACGTTGGCTTTTTTGTTTCTGGATGAATGTTCTTCCATCTCTTCTTGTTACTGGCTTTCCATATCGAACATTCCAATTTTTTTTGGCGTGTTCGATTCTTTCGTCCAGCTCTGTTTCAATGATGTGAAGAGTAAGTGGGGCCACATCCCTTATGGCTTCTTCAATCATTTCTTTCTGGGTCCCAGTGATTTCAATGGAGCCCTTTCCCTTCCCATATCGCAATCTTCTAGCCATCGTCACAACCTCTTCTTTTATATCTTTGGTGTTCTGTCCTCAGTCGGTTCAGCTGGAAAGATTTCTTCTTCTTGTCGATATCTGCCTTTTTCATGTGGCTTAGCTTATAATCTGCTATGAGTTCAGCCTGAAGAGACTTGGGAAGATGGAAAAACCATGTCGGTTCCTGATTCCAAAATCTGGAAATTAGGAAACCAGTTCTTACGATTCCTCCGACTGGTCGATAGAAAAATTTTCGGCTTGTTCTACCTCTGGTTCAGTGGCTATGTGTTCACTCATCTTTTGAAAAAGTTCTGTTCCGATGGTCAAAACATCAATGGGACTAACTTTTTTCACAGAAAGCCATTCTTGCATCTTCCCACCATAAGCCAACAAATCACAATCGGATAGACTGTATTTTGGTTTGGATGGGTGATTGGTGACCATACAACCCCACAAGGCAGCGAATAACCGCCCCAACTGTGCGCGGTTTGGGTTTGTGCTTATCATGTAAAACACATCCCAAACCACACACATGGACTTAGGCATTTCAAACACGTAATCAACATTGGAGATATTCTTTTTCATGGTTCCCTATCTCCAATCTATGCTTCTGCTCTGGTGATATCTCCATAGACTTCACCAGTGAAGGAAATAGATGTGGGGTTTCCTTCTGCCACTGATGCGGTTAGAAGTACCTTATTGAATGTTGCCTTTGTATTGGAACCACCCAAAGCCGCCATATTGGCTTGGAATTCCACAGTAACCAAAAATTGTTCAAACCCAGTTCCACCCGTGGAAGTGGCACCACTGGAATTTCCAGTCTTGTATACAAAATCCAAGATTGTATCTTCTGAACTATCAGCCAATTCACGTAGATGAACCGAAAAAGAAATACTGGGGATGGGGTCATTCCCAGCACGCAAGCCCACGATAGTGGCTCTGTCATAAATCACGATTCTTTCTGCTTTGTCAAAATTAGCGTTAAAATCGCCTGCTTCATAGGCCACTGTATAAGATACAGCATCCCCATTTGTTATTGTTATTGTGCCATCGCGTGGGACAGCTACCACGGTAGTTTCAGCCATGATAATCTCCTTATGTTGTTAAAGGTATGAAGTGTAGTAGTTCAAAGGATAATGTAGAAATCATGTACTCGCCACTATCCGTTAGTTGTCTATTGGTTGATAATAATTTGATATGTAGATTTTGATATAGGGTGGTGTTCGTTCTGTCCAGAACATTGGCGATTATGGTATTCTCCAAATCCAATGATGCATCCACATCCACCAGCTGGGCCAATGGACGAATCCGAAAAGATACCTTTATATCCATATCAGTTTGTAACATGGCCCCTTCTGTGGGTCGTTGCCTATCATCCTGGGCATTGGAACCACCCATTCCAATCGAAAAGGCTTTGTGGGCTATGGAATTGGGTGTTCTCCCAAAGGCGCCATATGGAAGTGGTGATTGTTTCAAACCAGCCCCCACAATGGCTTCCACGGCTGTGGCCACTCGACTTCTGATAATGGATAGTTTCACAGTGGCCATATCAGTATTTCCGATACTTGAATCTGTGATATCTGGATGGTGGATTGGTGGTGGAAATCATTGGAAAAGCCGCGCGTCTTTTGTCCACATCATCAGCCCTCCCATCTTCATCCATATCATATCTGAAAGATATCTGTTTCCACTGATATTCATAGGTCTTGATATGCTCTTTGTACAAATCCAAATATCTTCCATTGGATTGGCCCAAAGACGAATGCATGTTTCTCCATATCAGAGCCAAAGCCAATTCCAAGTGGGATGAACGAAGGCTTTGTGGGTCCGTGATGAGATAGGGAAGATTCCCTTGTTGTCTCAATCTTTCCAGTATTCGAACCCATGCTTCATCAATATATCTTTGCCATCCATCGGTATAGCTGGCTGGAAGAAGATTGGCCAAGTCGCTATAACTGGCCTCCAAATCAATATCTGATATGCATGGATACAATGGACGGCGGCAAAGAAAGGCCGAACGTTGGAAGGTGAAGTTCAAACCTGAAATCTCCACTTCCCACAGTTCGAAAAGCCCATCTGATAACGACATGGAATCTGGGATGGAACTGGCTGGGATTGTAAATTGGCATTTACTCGCCCCAATGGTAGCCGATGAAACAGAAATGATATCTGTTCCATCTTCATCCAATAGCTGATATGTAGCCGATGTGGGTGTAACAATCGCCCCATTTCGATACACTGCCAGTTCCACCACTTGGGTTTTCCCACGTTGTATCATCTGTGGGACCCTTATCCGTGGTGCGTAATAATCGCCCAACAAAGCCATTTTTCAATCCTAAGCGTTAATGACTTGATACCATTGTGACCCGTCACAAGCTATCATAAGGCCCTTTCCATCACTAACCAAAATAGTACTGGCATCTGGTTTTGTAACTGTAAGGTCATGTCCACCAGAACCGCTATTGGCTATCCAAAAAACCATTCCATCTTTCAGAGCTGGAAGATTGACAACACGGCCAGCCCCACCAGTATTCAAAACCTGAATCATGGAAGAGGACTTGTCCAATGTTTTGGGACCTGCTAGGGTTTCAACATTGACACCATTTTTTAAGACTATCTGTCTTGGTACTGTAAAAGATTGTTTTCCGTTGTAATTCGCCATTTCAAAATCTCCTTGATTGGTTGTTATTTCCCATGCTTATGGTCATGACGTTTGGCTACATTGCGCGCCATTTCGCGCGCTGCATCCACATCTATTCTACCACTAGTTTTTCGTTGTTGTTCGATAATTTTTCCCACAAATCTTTCATAGGCTTCTCTCTTATCAGACATCTCTTTTTCCTTTTGTTTTCTTGGGTGGTTTTCCATTCTCTGAAACTGGGCCTTTGTTGTCTATGTATGCCCTCATGAGTTCCAGCTTCTTCACATCTTTTTCATATTGTGATTTAAGGCGTGGGGTCATGTTCTTCCCTTCGTTTCTCTGTACTCTCTTTTCTTGCATATCCACAAAAAATTCCAGTACATCCACATCGGGCATTTCAATCACACCAGTATCGAGTAATTCGAATCTCCATTCATTGTACGTATCCAAATCTCTTTTCCATACAACACGATTTCCAATAATCTTTGGTGTATCCCATACGGAAGAATAAAACCATCCTCCATTCTTTGTTCTGTGGCGGGTTTGATATCCCATTTCCCAATCCAGAACTTCAAATCCATTATCCATCATTTTCACTCTGGCCATCTGGGAATCTGTTCCACCCCCTGGCACCATTCGAACACCATTCACCCCAGCTATTTCGAAAAGTCTTCTGAACTTGGGAAGGAACATCCACTGTTCCTTATGTTTTACAAACTCCCAACATGTGTTGGGATGGTGCATATACCAGAATGGGGCATTCTGTCTTATTGGTAGCGCGTTGGCCTTTGTTATATCGTTTCCTGTCCAAGGTTGATTATTCATGGTTTCCTCAGTTTTATCATGGTTCGTAAATAATATGGTGGGGGCCAAGGCCCCCCAAAGGATGGGGAATGGGAACCATGATAAGACAATCCCCATCCACCCAATCAAAAATTATGCGTCGGTTGCAATCTCTACAATTCGGCTTTGCTCAATGACAGCCGCCCCAGTGTAAGCGGTTCCCACGATTTTGGTCAATGAAAACGCGCTATCTCGTTCGAGCTCCACAAGTACGGGAGTTCCAGCGGGACGGATTTCACCAGCGGGACCAGCCAATGGAACGGGAGTACCCAAAGCGTATCCAATCGCACCGGCTGAGAACATAGCGCCTGAACGGTCCGTTCCATCACTTGGAACATATGCTGATTTGTGGACCTGTACACCCATGAAATCACCAACAAAACCTTGTCCAAGGCTTTTCATGAGTTCGTGATGTGCAGGGTTGAACGCAATGGCGTTAGCGGTTTCGTTACGAATAGAAGACTGAAGGTCAGCTATTTGGCGTGGGTGGAGAACTGCGAATAACTGGGATGGGTTATTGGCAATCTCGAGAAGATACAAAGCATCCATGAAGTCATCAACTGACATATCCACACCAGTGGTTCCAACAGAAGAAGAAGCACTGGAAAACAGAGCGCAAATCATTTCCATGAAACGAGATTCAAAAGCTCCGGCCATTGATTCACTAAGTCGGAAAACGTCGATATCTTGGCCCAACTTTGTGAGCGCGGCGAGGTCGGTCAAATCGTACCGGAGTCCAATCCGTCCCACAGTGATATCTTCTGTGGCGGTTGTGAGTGCTGAAGATGTGATTTCTGAACCGTCACCCACTGTATTCATGGCCTCAAAGCCATCCAAGCCAGCGTAACGAAGTGAAATGGCATCTGAACCCATGCCAGCGACATCACCAGCAAAAAGAAGAGCCCCAGAATTTCGGATAGAAGCCGCATCAAAAAGTAGCGCGCGAACTTCATTTTCAATCATCTTATCAAGACGGAGTCCATCAGTTTGAAGGACATTATATGTAATAGTAGACATTTTTTTTTCCTATATGGTTATTGGTTTTTCGTGGCCCTACACTGTTTACGGTTGTGACCCTAACCACACATTTACATTATACACAAGTTATTCATAGCTGTGAATAACCTGTGTATAACTTTTTTCACAAGTTATTCATAGGCTGTGAAAAACCTGTGAATAACCTGTGTATAACTTTCTATATACCTCTTTTCTGGAAGATTTCCAAGCATTCTTCAAAATCTTCTTTCACTGGATAATTTTTTTTACACCATCCAATCAGGTCTTTTTTGTTTCTCAGGTTTGTAATATTGCTGCACATCTCCCCACTCACTTCACCAGTGGCGGAATTGGTTTGGGTCATACACATAAGTTCCCGACAAAGACCATCCCCATTCTTCCCAATGAAATCCGGTTCACATATCGGAAGAACCACATCCAACTTTCCCAGTTCTTTGGCCACTGGGTCACTTGGAACCACAATGGTTTCCTGGGCTTTGTTTCCGTTCATTATTCCGAAAGTTACAGAGCCACCAACGACCAATCCAACCACAGCCGCCACAATAATTTCTATCATAAAAACCTCGTAAAAAAGGGGATGGGTAATTACACCCATCCCCAAAGTGGAGAATAATGGAAGATTATAGAGAAATAGCTACATCAACAGTGACACCTGTCACACTTGTTACTCTCAAAGCAGTGGTGGAAACATAAACGACATCCAAGTGGATGAGGTTTCCAGCTGAGTCCATCGCTGAAACATGAACAAGTTTCTTTCCAAGATTATGGGTGATGGTTTGGGCTGTGTTGGCTGTTAGCGTAACTTGTGATTCATGTCGCAAGTCTTGAAGACGCAACGAAAAAGAACCATTGGAACTATCATAATTGATGAGTTCATCCGCTTGGGAACCAGCTGTGACAGCCGCGCGAACACGTGCATCTGTATAGTAAAGATTGTTACTTCCTTCAGCCACATCATCAGTATCGGCATCCAAAGAGTATTCACCAACGCCATCATAGGAAAGGCCAGTTCCAGCACTGAATTCAGCAACGATATCAGAAAGAAGAACTTTGGCTTCACCAGTAGAACTATTGTATTGGAATAGGTTGGAATCTGGGGATGATACACTTTCGGCACTGATGGCACCGCGCGCGCGCGCTTGCGTGAAATATTGGTTTGTTCCTTCTGAAACATCAGAAGTGGAACCATTGAAAGCAATAACGCCATTTGAAATTCCAATGGCAGTTCCACCACTGAAAACACCTCGAACGTTAGCAGTGGAAACCAACATATCACCACTGGAATTTGTGTATTGTAAAAGGTTCCCAGCATCTGATGACGCTTGAACACTTCCACGCGCTCGAGATTGGGAGAAGTAAAGATTGGAACTTCCTTCATCGACATCATCAGAATCACCATTGAAAGAGATGGTACTTCCAGAAATGCCAATGGCAGTTCCACCAGTCAAGTTTATGCCGAAAACACCAGTAGAACTATTATAAGCCAAACCAGTTCCAGCACTTACAGCCGCGCGAGCTCTGGCATCCGTAAAGTAAAGATTGTTACTTCCTTCAGCGATATCATCACTATCGGCATCCAGTTCAAATTCACCAACGCCATCATAAGAAAGACCACTTCCAGCACTGAATTCACCAGTAACATCAGAAATCAAAACTTTCATGGCACCAGTAGAACTATTGTATTGAAGAAGGTTCCCATCTGGGGATGATACACTTTCAGCACTGATGGCGTTACGCGCTCGAGCTTGGGTGAAGTATAGGTTCGATGTTCCTTCAGCGATATCATCAGTATCAGCATTCAGAGAGAAGGTGATTTGTCCGCTGTTTGTACTGGCAGAAAGACCAGAACCAGCCGCGATGTTTGCTGAAATGGTAGCATTGGAAGCATTTACCGTTATACCGTCACCAGCTTGGAGAACGGCCCCAACTTCAGCCGCTGAAAGTGGGCTTTCAATCTCTGTATAGTTGGCAGTACTTGAACCATTCGCACCGGAAACGATATAGGTTTCTGTTCCAGCACTTGGGGCGGTAAGAATAAGAACATCACCTTCTTTCAGTGAAGCGGCTGTGGAACCTTCATTGGCTACAAAATTAGCCAAACTGGTTTGGGTGCTGTCCACATGAACATCTGTAATGGCCAATGATGATATCGAAAGTTCACCATCTGCCACACTCAACATCGAGGAAGAGCCACTGGCAATAGCATTTATGAAAGAAAGCGCTGAAACATCTTGTTTTCGTACAAGGTGATTATCTGCACTTGGGGCGTTATCAGCTTGTACAGCCCCTTTAAAAGTTACGGATGGATTAAAAAAGTCCATGGTTGTTCTCCATTGGTTGTTATGAATCTATGTCAAATATACAGTGCCACTTATCGCCACTGCAAAGGTGATAGTGATGGAATTGCTGTAATATTGTATATCACCCATTATCTGATTTCCATCTGAATCTACTATGATAACCCGTGGTTTGTGACCAAAAGAATGGGAAATTGATACACTAGATTGATTATCGAAATCTGTTGTAGTTTGGGTAGTCCCACCAGTGGATGGGTTGTATATTGGGATGGCCATGGTTCCTTCCTTTGGTCTATTCGAATATCAAATAGATAGTCGCGGTTCCAGATTGGGAAGCCAAATAGATACTTCTATTGCTTGTGGTCTGTACTGGGTTGTATTGGATGATACTGGATACGGCTTGTGGGAATGCATCCGCCACCGGTGAAGCCCCATCTGTTCCAATATAAGAGAAATAAATTGCTTGGGATACTGCTTGTACCGTTACAAGCTTGGCCCATTTCGGAATGATTACTTCTTGATTGGTAGTGGTGACACTTGCTATTTTTTTATTTGCTCCACCATTGTTCCAATTTAAAGTGGTAAGGTCAATTGCTGCCATTGTTTTTCCTGTGGTTTATTGGTTATTTTTTTCGTTTCCGATTCGTTGTTGTTCTGTTCCCACGCTTGGGGAGTTTCCGTTTTTTCCCAGCCATCGACAAAGCTATAGCAATGGATTGCTTTCGTCCTTTGCCCTCTTTCAAGAGCTTCTTTATTTTCTTGGATACGTTTTTTGATTTTTTTCTTTGTGTTGGCATTGGGTTTTCCAGGATGTAGATAGTATTCACCATCTATATTATAGGCCGTGATATTGGTTATCATTGCTTAAATCTGTTGTTTCTCATTTCGTAGTATTGTTTTTTCAACTGGGCACGATTCTGTTGATAAAATTCGAAATCACTTCCAGCACGCTTCCACATATCGGCTGAAGTGGAATGGTCTTGGGTTTGGGCTACTCCTTGATTGGAAGTGGGCCTTTGTGCCATTGGATTGGAAGATGGGGATGGGGCTGGGGCTTGGGTTTGTGCTGGGGCTTGGCCTTGGGCTGGGGCTTGTTCTTGTCCTTCTTCTGTTATTCTAAAATATGGCTGAAGAACAGTGGGTATTTCTCCACTTTCACCCATTCCACTTATCCATTCCGAAAGTGATTTTTTATCCTTCTGGCTTTTCCCGTCCATGGCTTTGGTATATTGCCACTCGATAAGGTCTCTTATTTCTGGGTCGGTTATCCCATGGCTTGCGATGGCTGAATGACGTTCATATCTTTGATTGGATACAGCCAATTCATCTTGTAACTGTGATAGCTGGGAAGCCATGGCATCCACACCCTTCACTTTTTCATTCATGGTTTCCAGTTGGGCTTCCAGCTCTGAAACCTTCCCTTCTGCCATCCTCTTTCCTTCAGCCACTTTGGATAGTCGTTCCCTAACAATCCCATCCACTTCTGATTTTAGGATATATTCTTGTCCTTCATGTGTAATTATTTTCATGGTTCACTCCTTTGATTATGCAAATTCTATTTTTTGTTGTCTTATGGTGCGTAGTTTTTCCACGGCCTGTTCTTCTGTCGTAATATCTGGATACAGTTTCATTATGGCATCCACCGGACCTATCAGATTCTTATCCAATAGCGCAATGATATTTTCCCTTTGGGCCTTGGCTTCCATCTCTGAAAGTTCAATGGCTTCATAACTGATAATATACCCATCTTCTGGATAATTTGTGTCTAAAATGGCATTGGATATCATGGCAGCCTTGGAAATGGCTTCCATATCAGAAGTTCGGAACTGGAATTCATACTTTTCCTGGGCATCCCTCATAGATTCCTTGGACATTGCAATGGAATAACCACTTCTTGGGTCGGAAGAAACTTTTTGAACACTGGCTGGGTCTATTCCCATTTGCGTGGCCAATCTTCTTTCATAGGTGACAATGGCCCCCAACATGGTGGATGGGTCCGACATTCCGGCTTGGAACTGCCCCAACATTGGTTGGGTGGAAGAATCTGGGTCCGCTACAAAACAAAGAATGGATGATGGGTCTGTGGATAGGCTCATTCTTTGGGATGCCATATTGGTATCCATCGTGTTCAGTCCAGCCAATTGGCAGGAAACTGTATAGCGTTGGGGAAACGAATTATCGAACATAAGGTGCTTAAGGTACGTATAATATGTGGATGCTACCATGGAACCCGCCACCACTTCAGATAGCTGATAGGGTGAAAACAGCTTTCCTTCTATACTGGCATGATAGATAACCCATGGAAGGAATGGTTTTCCAGCCCCATCACGATATGGGTATTTCTCCCCACTGTGGTTTCCACCAAGAAATATTTCTGAAACATCTTCACCAAAGCTTCCATCTTTCTCCACAATATGGACAGCATATTTGGGATTGTTCATGTCACGGATATCGTAACAGTCAGCCGTCCAGAACATTTCGCCAGTATTATCATTTTGTCTTAGTCTCAACTCATAAAGATAATTCGGTTTCATGGGGTCACCGGCTGGGGCCATGGCATAAACCATATCTGGAGTTACTGGACGGAACATTATCTGATTGGAATCGGATATGTCTATTCTCATCAGCATTTCTCTAAGTCCAATCGTTTTCATCTGGACACTGCCCATCATTTCAAAATACTGGGACTTGTCCAAAGCCCCTTGGGGACCGATGAAATCAAAGGCGGCTTGGGCTTTGTCTCTCTTTATTCCCACAGTGGGCTTTCTCGAATACAGAACCGCCAAGGCTTCACATCCATTCTTGAATACATTGGACGACGTATCCAATGAACCCCATATGGCACGTCTATCCAAGGCCACTGAATCGGTTATGAAGTCCTCCAAATCTGGGGCCCAATTGCCTTCCAAAAGTCTTCTTCTTCTGGCTGTGGTTTCACATCTATCATTTGTGGCTTTGTCGGGATACATTGGTTTCACGGGTTGCGTTAACATGATTATTTCCTGTGTATTGGTATTTTCGAAAATTTGGGGGCACTGTATTTTACATCAAGAATGGGTACCACTGCATAACGTAATGCGTCAATTATATGCTTCCATTCTGACAGTCTATCCATGGCCCCACTTTTTTTCAAGGTCCAAGAAGATAGAGACCTAATAAGCCGTTTACATTTGGGATGGACAATAAATCTTCCTTGAACCATGGCTTCATGGATAAGTTGGCACCCATAATAGACGGACCATCTAGGCTTATGGGCTGTATGGATACGAAATGGGCATGAATTAGCCGGATAATCCAGAACATGTTCCAAGGCTGAACGAAGAAGCGAATTGGACATTCTTCCACCATGTTTTCCACCACCATGGGGACGGTCCCCAGTCCAGCGATTGATTTGTAGTGGTTCCAATCCGTTTCTTCTTATCATTGCCACCATTGCCCTGGCATGGCGTCGAGCTGTGCCTTTTTCCTTTTCGCCACCAGCCGCAAAATATTCATCCAGAACATAGATGGTTTTATCATCTTCTGATATCGCCACCAATAAGGCACACTGGGAAGTAGGTGTGTGCCCATGGTCGATACCGATGGAAAACTTATATTCTCCCACTGGACAAGGTGAATCGGATATATGTTGTTCTCCAAAATGTTCGAATATACGGCCATCCATGGGAACCCCAACATCCCAACTGGCTTCAAATCTGGCCCCTTTATCTATGGAAAGATAGGTATCCGCCACCCTATCCACGTCTTCTTGGGATAACAAGGGTTCACAGCCCAATGGGGTGGTATTCTCCACCGATAAGGGAGCATGGATATCCCTAACCTTTGGTGGTTTGGTTTCTGTTAAATTTTTCAACCATGTTAAATCACCCCCCCCTATTGGTGTCATCGTCATAAGCATCCGTCCTCTATTCCTCAATAGTCGAGCCGCAATTTCTCCAAAAAGTGCTTGGGGGCAGGGTTCATCCGCCCATGCAAAATCAATCGTACCAGATGCGGCTCCCAAGGTGCCTTGGTTGGCTGTCTTGAAGAACAACATGGAACCATTCTTGAGTTTGAACCATGGGTTCTTGGCTCTGTATCCTCTTCCTTCTTGATATTCTGGGCTATCTTCTGCATATTCATCAGCACCAATCAAAGAATGAATTTTGGATTGGATAATTTTGGATTGTTCCCAGCTATGGACAATGGCCCAAACTGTGATGGGTGGTTTTATGTGGCTAATATCCTTCCAAGGTGAAAAGCCTTTCATATGATATAAGCATTCAGCCGCCCCGACATAAGTTTTTCCCAGCTGATTGGCCGCACGAAATAGAGTTATGGGATGGGTACATTCCAGAACTTCTTTCTGTGGTGGGGATGGCATGAAAAAATCCAGAGGTTTGGCATCTGCCAATTCTTTCAGTTCTTTGGTTTTTCGCGCTGCTTGTAAAAGAGAAATCATTTCTGTTTCAGTCTCACAACATTGGACCCATCCACCATCAGTTCATCCATAATCTGTTTCTTCAGAATGGGTGGAAGAGATTGGATGGCATCCACAATTTCTATCTTCAGCTGATGGGGTGAAGCTCCATGGGTTTCTTTGGATGCTTCCACAAATGTTCTAAGTTCATCATGTAGAGATAGATGGAGTTTGTGGAGACTTCCCAAGGTATGAATAACTTTTTCATCCCGTGCAAACTCGATATCCGATTCAATCTCCAATAACTTACCAATCCTGAATCTGATGGGGTCGGTATCGTAACTATCCATCACCTTCTTCTTGGCTTCTTCTCTGGCTTTGGCCTTGGCTTCATTCTTCTCTTTATCGGTTCGATATTTTTTCATCAGCCGGGAAACATTCGGAAGAGAACAGCCGAACTTTTTGGCGATGGCTGTATATGTCATCTCACCTTCCAGACAAAGCCTAACGATTTCTTGACGTTGCCTTTCTGTAAGTTTGTGTTGGGGTGCTTTTCCTTTGGGATGCTTTGGCATTGGTTATTTTTCCGTTGGTTTCATGGTTACATTAAGCATTGTTGACGACGTACAGAGAGAAAATATGGTGGTCATAGATAG